TTGACTATTTCGTATGAAAAGGTAGAGGATAAAGATGCAGAAGTAATCCATAAAGGATTAGCCATGCGTTCTTTTAAGAGGAGCTTTAACTTAGCTGAAGATATTGAAGTTAAGAAAGCTACTTTTAAGAATGGTCTGCTTTCAATTGTCATGGAAAGAATTATTCCTGACGAGAAGAAACCTCGTAAGATTAAAATATCTTAAAAGATTGGGCAGGCTTTCGGGTCTGCCCTATTGTATTCTTGCGTTTAAATCAGCCTCAACTTTGTTGTGAATTTTATCTAATTCAGCCGAAGTACGTTTGAGTACTTGCTTCAATGTATTAAATAAAACAGGCTTTAATCTTTTTTCAAGCTGATCTATATCGCTTAAGCTTCTTTCACTATAGACCTTTCCTTTCTGATCTATAACTAGTTTGTAACTAATCAAGGTTGCTTCTTTCTTCTTCATTTTTTATATCCGTAAAAGTTATACTTCCATGTTCTCCTCTTAACCCTGACTTCATATACGAAGTTGCCTTACCCTCAAAGAAGTTTTGATGTTCAATACCAATCACTTCATCTATCCATGTTAAAGGGTTCTCTCTTTGGTCGTAGTTTGTTTTTAATCCCAATTGTAATAATCTTCTGTCAGCTATGTATCTATTGTAAGCATACATATCTTCTTTTGTTAGACCTTCTAAATCTCCCATCTCAAATACAAGATCAAGAAACTTATCTTCTAGTTCTACCATGTCTCTACATATCTGATAGAGTTCTTTCTTAAAATCATCTGTCCATATCTCAAGGTTCTCTTGAATAAACTCTCTAAATAATTTAGTCATTGCCTCAACATGTAAGCTCTCGTCACGTATTGAATAGGCTATTACTTGCCCCATGTTCTTCATCTTACCAAAGCGAGGGAAGTTTAACAAGACTGCAAAGCTACTAAATAACTGTAGTCCTTCTGTAAAAGCTGAAAAGACTGCGAGAGCTTTAGCTATTCCTTTCTTATCTTTAAGAGTTGGTTTAAACTTTTGAATATACTCATGTTTATTAGCCATCTCTTCATACTCAGCAAAGGCTTTGTATTCTATTTCAGGCATGCCTACTGTATCTAATAGTGCACTATACGCAGCTTGATGTATGCCTTCAATATGATGAAACGCACCCATCATTAATCCTGCTTCAGGCTTCTTAAATATTCTCATAAATGTATTGACATAGGCTGAACCTACATCCACATCTGACTGAGTAAACAATCTAAATATTTGAGTAAGCAGATTTCTTTCACTATCTGAAATAGTATTCCAATCTTTTACATCAGTTGATAGTGGTATATCATTGTGAGACCAATGCATCTGTGTTTGTAAATCCCAGTAATCATACATCCAAGGATGATCAAAAGGTTTGTAATAATTTCTAGAGCTTAGTAGGCTCATCTTTTTCCTCCAGTTGTTCGACATACTTTTGAAGTAGCCATTCGTTATAAGTTTTAATATATTCTTCTTTGTCTAAAGCAACAGCACCAAAGGCTGAGTTCTCGTCACAATGGTCCAACCACATACGATCACAGAAACTTCTAAAATTATTTGCCATTAGAAATTATTCTGTAATGATTTAAGTTTCTCTTCGGCAGCAGTTAGTTTATCCATTAAACTATCCATCGAAGTAATTAATTCAGGGTGTTCTGCTACACCTACTGAGGTTGAGAAGTAAACAAGTAACTCTGCTTTAGCTACAGCTACCTGTCCTTCGTACAGTTTTGTAAGTGCATCATACTTACTTTCATATAAGGTATCACCTTCATTTAATGTCTTCATTATTTTATCCTTCACAGCTTAAACATTCTGTGTCTTCTAAGTTAATTCTTGGTATCTTTACATTAACATTCTCAGCAGATTTAGCTGCGTCTGATCGTAAGTAATATAAAGATTTTAAATTATGCATCGCATACCAATGCACATCGTTAACATACTGTAAGTATTCATTATGTACTTCTTGATCCTCTGTTGCTTTAGGAGGAACGAAAAATAAATTAACACTTTGACTCTGACAAATGTAAGGTTGTCTAATCTTAGCATGTTCTACAAGTTGTAATTGATTTATTTCATCAGCAGTTTTAAATATTTCTTTTTCATCTTTATTAAATATTTTAATATTTTGAATAGAACCTCTTTCATTTGAAATATCTTTCCATACTTTATCTCTTTCTTCTACATTTAATCCTTTCTTTTTTAATACCTTTTCTAAAAATTTATTTTTAACTTTGTAATTACCGGAGAGAGTTTTGTGCGTGTATATATTAGCACGATATGGTTCAATACTAGGGGAAGTGCCACCACATATAATACTGCTACTGGCATTAGGAGCAACAGCCAAAAGATGAGAGTTACGATTATTGCTACCATGTACATCAGGAGCTTCACCACGTATCTCAGCGAGTCTTTGAGTTGCTGTAACAGCTTGGGTTTTAATGTGAGAAAAGATTGTGTTGTTGATACCAGTCTGTTGTAACCCATTAAAAGATAACCCTTTACTTTGGAGATACGCATGGAATCCCATTGCTCCCAAACCAACTGACCTTTCTCTATAAGCTGAGTATGCAGCTTTAACCATACCTTCTTTACCTTCTTTAACATAAGTTTTAAACCTCTTAAAATTTGCAGTATACCCACCTAGTCTAGATGTATCTACTATGTCTTCAATAAAATGTTCTAATACATTGTCAAGCATTGTAATTAGATCATCTATAAATTGTTTATCTTTCTTCCATTTATCAAAATATTCTAAGTTCACACTTGACAAACAACAAACAGCCGTTCTCTCTTCATTGGTAGGTAAGGTAATCTCAGAACACAGATTGCTCTGTTTAATTTCTAAACCTAAAGCTTTCTGCTCCTCAGGTAAAGCCTCATTACACTTATCTATATTAATAAGATAAGGCTCACCTGTCTCAGCTCGTGCTTCAAGTAACTTCATCCATAACTCTCTAGCTTTTATTACTTTAGTAGGCTCGTTAGTTTTAGGATCAATCAACCTCCACTCTGCATCGTCTTTAACACACTCTAAAAATTCATTAGTAATGTTGACTGCGTTGTGTAAGTTTAAATTCTTTCTATTTATATCACCACCTGATGCTCTTCGCATATTAATAAACTCTTCAATCTCAGGGTGGGATATGTTTGAGTAAGCTGCGTAGCTTCCTCGTCTTGTTGTGCCTTGATTAAAGGCAAGCATCTCTGCATCTACTACATGCATAAAGGGGATCGAGCCAGTAGAACGAGAACCGTTGCCAGTTGAAATACCATCACTCCTAACATCTCCCCAATATCCACCGATACCTCCACCTGAACTTGCGAGCCATATGTTTTCATCATAGTGATCAGAAAGACCAACCCTCGAATCAGGTACGTAATTGAGAAAGCAGCTAATAGGAAGCCCACGAGTTGTTCCTCCGTTACTAAGTATAGGAGTACTAAACATAAACCAATGATCGGATGCATAATTATATAACCTCTGTGCTAAATTAAAATCTATAGAGCCTTTATAAGTTGCAGCAAATACGGCTGCTCTTGCAAAAGCTTCTTGTGGACTCTCTTCGTCTGTCCAAAAATATCTGTCCTTTAAAGTATCTATACTAAACTTATCAAGCTTACTATCTTTACTATAATCTATTTGAATTCCTAAATATTCTTCAGTCATTCGTGTCTCCTAAATGATAGTCTGTATCTTCTAAAGCTATAGCTATTATAGCATAGTGTATTATTTTAAGTAAGTCTAACTCAGCGTCACCACCTTCTTTCTTACCACACCTCATAGCATACTTCATAATGTTACCCATACAAAAACCTTTACCATGTCCTGCATCTATAATCATATCAGTTGCTTGATACTTACCTTGTGCATAGTGTCTGTCGTATGTTCCATCTATATACCTTTCTATCTGTTGTAGTATATTATCTTCAT